GCAATAAATGTCTTACGCATAATTACTCCTTACCCATCATCCTTTTACGAATGTTCTCAGATATAGCTTGATCTTTATCACTCCACACATAAACTGCTACGTATGTCTTGCCATTATCTTTTTGGTAATCATTTGCTTTTCGTACACCTACAAGTTTACCTTGCGACTTCATGGAAGTTACTGTGTCTGTGACTGTTTCGTTAACAATCTTAGCTGTTCGCTTTGCATTGCTTGAATTGTTTGGTTTGTTTCTTAACTCTGATTCTAATTCTTTAGAGTCAGATGTTATAGTATCTGTATTAGTTGAGTCTTCAGCATTCTCAATTGCTTTACCAATAATATTTACTTTTCGATTTGTGGATACATCATTACCGTATACAAACTTAACTAATTTTGCTAATGCATCTGCTTCTGCCAAGGCTTCTACATTGCCTTTCCATGCTTCAGCTCTTCCATGCACTTCAATCTTTTCAAGTTTACCTGTAAAAGTGTAATATATTTTTACACCTTCATCTGTAAAATTTGTTGCAAGTTTTGCGTCTTTAATTGAACTTGGTTCATTTAATTTAACAGAAGAACATCCAGATATGGACAATGCTGCTACTAATAGAATCAGTTTAAATTTATGTTTCATGATGATCTCAAAAATCAAATAATATAAAAATTCCGCTTACGCCGTACGGAAACACTTTATTATCGTTGCGATAAAAGGTAGGGGGAAGTGTTCGTCAATTTTGCATTAAGCGCGGCTAAATGCTTCTCCGCCCATCATTGCATAGGCGGCTGCTACCATTTTGCGGCTTGGTGTGCCAAGGCGATAAGCTGTCTTACCGTTCTTAGTTTGGTTAGTGTAAACAGCATAACCTTCTGAGCGAAGTTCGCTGATACGAGGACGGATACTGTCTTCAGACGAACCCGTCAAACCTGCTAATTGAGCAGGCGTAAAATTACGACCAGACTCAAGTACTTTCAAAACACGTTGTTTTAACATTGTGTGACTCCATTTAAATTAATTAAAAAAACATAGTAATATTAATTACTATACACATATTATAATATAAAATTACAATCTTGTCAAGGACTTAGTTATCCATTTCGATGGTGTCTACTCTGACGGCTTCCTTTTGCATATATGTTCAAGTATTCAATACCTACTTTACCTTCTTCAATTTCTTCCAAAGCCCGTAGAATATTGCTTCTGGCATCAGTATGTTTTTCCTTTTTGAGTTCCCGTGCTCTCGCAGTAGCAACCAAAACCATATCATACCGATTACCAATTTTAAGTGCAGCATCTTCTGATGTATATCTGCCTCGATCAAGATCTTTCATATTACCCTTTATATGGTACGCCGAGTAGGGCTCGAACCTACGACCAAAGGATTATGAGTCCTCTGCTCTGACCAACTGAGCTATCAGCGCTAATTATTAATTGTTTTCTTCTTTGGCTTTGTCTTCATTATATTTCTGAAGGCGCCGTTCAAATTGTTCTTCGGTTAAATTGTGCCAGCCAACGCATCTGCCTGTTGGACTACGACCACATGCACATTGTGTAACTATTTCTGTTAAAGTATCTCTCGGATTAACTATCATATTATACCTGATTAGATTTATGGGCTTCCAAAGCCTTTATATAACGATTCGCATGACTACGCTCTGCTTTTGCCAATGTTTCAAACCAATCAGCAACCTCATCAAATCCTTCGTCTCTGGCAGTCTTTGCCATGCCGGGATACATATCTGTATATTCGTGCGTCTCACCGTGGACTGCTGCTTCCAACATTTCCTGTGGACTTTTTGCTGACATACCTGTACCTGGTTCTCCTGCGCCGCCCTCAATTAAAAACTCCATATGTCCATGCGCATGACCTGTCTCACCTTCAGCAGTGCTACGGAATAGTGCAGCTATATCATTCTCACCTGCAATATCGCAACCATTTGCAAAATACAAATAACGACGATTAGCCATTGACTCACCTGCAAATGCTTCTTTAAGACATTCTGCTGTTTTACTACCTTTTAAATTACTCATTCTAACTCCTTCTGTTAAGTTTTATTCTCACATATGGTACCCGAAGCGGGACTTGAACCCGCAAGCCGAAGCGGAAGATTTTAAGTCTTCTGAGTTTACCAATTTCTCCACCCGGGCATTTCTATATTATAAAATCATTAATGGAAAAGGGCAATACCTATTCATCCAAAACATGATCGGCTGCCCGAGCAACTTTGTTTATAAAATTTTCTTCATATTGTTTTTTTGACTGTTCCATATCAATGGAAATGGTACTTGAATCTTTTATTGCTTTATAAACAGGATGCATTATCTTTTGTGCCATTCGCTTTGCCATTTCTTCCATAACCTTATATGGTTTCTCACCTAATGCAATTTGTTGTAGAGCAAATCCATATTCATATTTACGGACTCGCTCTACCCATTCCCCGAAAGTTTCATCAGGTTTTATTCTGATTACGTTGGACATTCTGTTGAGCCATTGCCATTCTTAAAACCAACTGTTCCACCTTCTTCTTTAATTCGTTTGATAACATCCTCAAAAAGAATAGGAGCAAAATCAGTTTGTTCTACGCACACGCAATGGTATCTGGGATCAATTTCATATTTACCCCAGGTCTCTGCCATCACACGATTCGCATGAAGGTGACCGTGAATGTTAGTTCCAAATCTAGCTAGACTTTCAGTATGGATTGGAATATGAGAAAGAATCATTCCATTCATTACATGATATGCACGCAGTTCCCTGAAATGCTCTCTATATTCTTCGTCTCTAAAGATATCGTGATTACCCCTAATAAGAACTTTATCTCCGTTCAAACGCCACAATGTCTTTAGCGCCTTACGATTAATAACCACATCTCCGAGATGATAAACTTTATCATTTGGTCTGACTGTGTCGTTCCAACGACGGATCATTTCTTCATCCATCTCATCTGGATTATCCCAGGGACGAAGTTTGGTTCCATCTGATCTTAGGAAACGACATACTCCAGCATGGCCGAAGTGTGTATCGCTAACTAGAAAAATTGCTGGCATAGTAACCTCTTAAAAAATAATGTGTTTATTTAGAATCATATTTTAAACATTCCAACAAATAGCTTGAAGGATATCCTTTACCTGTTTGTATTAGTACTCCATATTTGGTGTAATGTACGATATCAAACTTAATATCATATTGCGCTAGCCAAATTGCTAATACTTTAGCATCATAGCTTTGCCATTGTTTGGATCCATGAAATTCGTCAACATAAATTAAAGAATTTCGTAACCCCTGAGCTAGTATTTCTAATGTGAAAGCTGTTGTTATAGGATTTCCGTCTAAATCTAAAAACAATATGTCAATAAGTTCTCCATTATAAGATGGTACCAGTGTATCTAAAATATTTCCTTGAATTAGCTCTGCTTGTTTTATAATAGGTTTTGAACAATTTGCTGCCCATAAATCATAACCAATAACTTTACCTTTCCATCCTGCATTTAAAAGTCTACGTATGTTGGTGCCTTGGGCAGTGGCAATCTCCATACACAAGTTTCTATGAGGAGATATGTTTACTACAGTTTTTGGGATCAAAGATTTGTAGGTTGCTTTGGCGTTTGGAAAATGTCGGTCAAAAAACATATTAATTTTATTTAACTTACCAATTTTGGAGCGGGATATCAGAATCGAACTGATGACACTAACTTGGAAGGATAGAGTTTTACCATTAAACTAATCCCGCATATTTTTATATTATAACACCTAATACAAAATATGTCAAGTATTAATTTTTGTAGATTGCCATTAAGCAATCTTCTGTAGTCAAAACATCGTAGTATTCGTTTTTGTCGGTTCCGGTGTTATCAATTATAATTTGATCTGGTATGGCTTTAAAAGCCTCATCCTCAGTCAATTGATCTTCCACTATCTTTGGATCTCTATTTTTGCCCATTTTAAACTCCTAATAAATAAATGATAATAACATATTTATATCTACCATGGATCCATACCTTGAATTAGAAGTTTCTGTCGACGCAACCGACGAAGAAATAAAATTTCAGTATAGAGCTATGGCTATGATCCATCACCCGGACAAGGGTGGAGATGAGGAAAAATTTAAACGCATAAAAGAAGCGTATGAGATTTTATCCGATCCAATACGTCGTAAAGCATATGAGTTATCTGGTAATGCTGAAACTAATCTGCAAATTAGAAATGCGGCACTAGATCATATTGCTCAAATGATGGGGCAGATTGTCCCTCAGTTTAATTCTGAAGCTGACGATTTATTTGCCATAATGAGACAGGAAGTAATTAACATACGACAGAGTATGCTTGAAAATACAAATACGTGTGTTGGATATATGGCAAATCTACAAAAGGTTATGATTAGAATAAATGCTAAGCATGATAAACAAAACATCATGATAGATATACTACAAAAACAAATAGATTTTAGAAATCGAGAACACGAAGATTTTGCGCAACGTATTAAAATTTGTGATCTTGAAATGGAAATTCTCAAAGATTATGAATACGGTTTAATAGAACGTATTCAATTGCCTGAGAATTAAATGGATGCGGGAGATGGATTCGCACCATCCTCGAAAGAGCTTATGAGACTCTTCGGGTCACTAGACCTTCCCGCGTATTTAAGACATAAAAATATTATCATATGATAACCAACCGGTGGTAATCATCTTTTGATCTTTAGTTGCAGGTATACCTTTGTGCATATGAGTCCAATATGCTGGCCATATTAATGTTAGTCCTTTTTCAGGTTTGACTTTAATATCCTGTGAAGAGAAATACGTTTCTCCGCCTTCTTCCACATCATTTAAATATGTCATAAACACAAGTGTGCGCCATGCTGTGTTATCAGATGATCCAAAATTTTCGCAATGCAGTTCGCTATAATAATTGCCAGGTTCATAGCATTGAACATTATAAGGTTCATGCAATCCCCATTTAGGATTACTAAATGTAAGTCCCTCCTGAGGTATACAGTCTGGGTATTTAACTTTATAGTGGCTGATGCAATTACTTAGTTCTATTTCATATGCTTTTGCCACACTCTGAGAAATTACTACGGAACCTAAACTGGAGTAGCCTCTAAAGTTATTAGTACTATTGACCCATATATCTTTCTTAGAAACAAAATCTGATACAAGTTTATCCACCACATCTTTGTCTATATACCATCCCGCAATAAAATGATTGGCTGAATTTAGACTATGTTCTTTCATAACTACTTTCTTATTTGGGTTGACGTATGAGAATCGAACTCATGATAGCGGAATCACAACCCGCGGTTTTACCATTAAACTAACGCCAACATGATTGGTCCGGCGACCAGGAATCGAACCTGGATTAATAGCTTAGAAGGCTACTGTTCTATCCGTTGAACTATCGCCAGCTATTTTATTCTGCTACTGCCAATACGTTATCTTCGGAGATTACTCCAAGATATGTATCACCCTCTTTGACTGTTTGTATATTTTGCCATTGTAAATATACAATATCACCAACCTTAACATCTTCAACTTCTGGGCCAATTGCCAATACAGTTCCAGTCTTTGCTCTTGGATCCGCTAAGGTTTTACCTACATAGATACCGCTTTCGGTTTCTTCTTGACGCTCTGTATCTTTGACAATTAATTTATTTCCAAGTGGTTGATATTTCATATTTTCTTTCAAGTTAAAATGGTGGAGAACCAGGGATTCGAACCCCGTATGCCTGAGGCGACAGATTTACAGTCTGCTGAAGTCACCAATGCTTCTCGATCTCCAATTGGCTCCCCGAGGTGGGTTCGAACCACCGACCTGCGGATTAACAGTCCGTCGCTCTACCGACTGAGCTATCAGGGAATGTTGGCGCCTCGTAGGGGACTCGAACCCCTGGCCTCTTGCGTGACAGGCAAGCGATCTAACCAACTGAGCTAACGAAGCAAAATTAGGTGTAGTCTACGCCTTCCATTGTCGCCACTACTTGAGGTGTTACCCTGTCCATTCATTTTATTCAAAGTCTGTGTGCAGTTAGAATTCTGCCTATCAGAGCCTGGGCTTCACCCCGCTAACGGTTTTCTGCCACCGGATCTCTATCGCTAATCAAACGCTATTTTAACGAAAAATAGTAACGGGATTCTTTTTACTTGTTTCTATTATAACATCGTTACAATATTTGTCAAGCATTATTTTTGGAACCTAGGGTCAGATTCGAACTGACGACTTTATGGATTTGCAATCCACTGCATTTGACCACTCTGCCACCTAGGCGGAAGCCATTGTTAAGTGCTATATGTTATGTCTGACCTTCACCGTTTCAGAGTTTGATTTTAACGACTCGGCTTATTCCCTAAGCGTCCAAAGGGCATTCTTCCTCATCAACTCCTGATTGCGCTTTCCTAGGAGACACAACCATTCAGAGATTCACTATCCAGTGAGAACTGGAATCTTCCACATAACACTTAACAATGGCGTCCCGTACCAGATTCGAACTGGTGTGAATAGCGTGAAAGGCTACTATCCTAGGCCTCTAGATGAACGGGACACTGACTATTTTTTAGAACTTTTTTTATCTAAAAAATCTGTCTTTACCTTCGTAACAATAATCTCATCACGACCAATGGCTTCAAGCCAGGTGTTTAGTCGATAGATAAGGATATCATCACTCGTAGGATTTTCGAAACTAACAGTACAATCCAAGGCTGTATCGCTAGTATTTTGTTCTCGTGAACTGTAACTTAAATTAAAGTTCTCATTTATCTTCGCTGTCATATGCTTCCTCTTCTTCCGAAATTGCTCTATTTTCTGAAAGGCAGAACATATCATCTAAGTCTGCCGGAATTTTTTCCACGATCTCTTTTGATGTATTTGGAATCTGAAATTCTTCATCACCATTCTCATCTGACCATCTACCAACAAAGCCAATACCTTCTTCACAATATTGTGCATCAATTCTAAATCCTAATTTAGACATTTTTTCATATGCTACCACGGGAGGTGCCCATGCACTATCAAATGTTACGAAAAGAGAATTTTCCGTGACACTGTTGATACCGTATTCATCCCCGACATCCCATTTTGTGCCCCACTCGTTGACACGAAAACTATACCAATCACTATAACCGTATTTCTTGGTCATGCTATATCGCAAGGCGTCGTGCGTTTCCGCATTGACCCCACCATGAGTAGTAGTATCTGGATTCGCAAGGTCGTCAGGAACTGGAACGAATTCATTTAACAACTTACCTTCAGCAAAAGCAGAATGTGCCCGCCTGATGAACTCAGGATCGTCATGTTCCAACCTCAAAATATTTTGACACCAATTGGGCATATTCTTCTCCTTACATCAAAGCTGGTTCTGCTTCTGCAATGTTCTTGATTTCTGTGATCTCGAAATCTTCTTCAGCTTTTGCAGGCTTTGTAACTTTGGGAGTCTTTGCTGGGACTTTTGCCGGAGTCTTGGCAGGTGCCTTAGCTGGGACTTTCTTAGCAGGCTTTGTTGCTGCTACAGTAGTGCCTTCTTTCTTGGCCATTGTCTCAATCAAGAGACCTGCCCATTGTGTGAAAACACCACCTGTATCTAGAAGATACTGGCATGCCTCAGACTTGGTCATTGCTTTAGGCAACTCCACAAGCTCAAGAGGGGAATGTCCGCCTTTAGCTAAAAGCTTAGTACGAGACACAATATCGTTTGCAAAACGAACTTTAGTGATACCAAACTGAGTCGATACACCTGCAACTGTAAAATTAGACATACGTCACTCCTTAATAATAAAAATTAATCTCACCGAAAGCGTCTGCTCTCAAACTTAATTATAACACCTTTTGTATCGCATGTCAAGCATAAAGTTTGGCGCTGTTGTTCTTTCACAACACCGACTTAACTTTCTCAGAATGTTTGCATTTGGTTCTGAATTGGAAACCAACGCAATCACAAAATACATGTCCATTATCAGAAGTAACATTGTATGTCTTTCCTGATGATTTTGATTGCACTTTGAAGATACGCAGATTGCTTCTTTCTTCTGAGAAAGCATGGCCTACGATATACTTCTTGTGTATGTAATTAATGGGGTAGTCGAAAAATTTATTTTTTTCTGCCGCACGAATCGATACAAAGTCTCTATCGAGCCATTTTGGATTAGGTACTACTGTTCCCTTGTAGGTGTTGTAATCGAAGTCTACTCCAAGAAGATTGGACTTCCATTTCGTTTGAATTTCGACATCTGCACCTACAGAAAAGTTCATAACCGTTTCTCCATTTTCTTAATTATAACACCTTTCGGATCGGTTGTCAAGCATTTTTAGCCAAAAAAATACCCCAGTCCTTGCTGGGGTAATAATTTATTATTAATCTTTCTTCTTAACTACGTCTAAGTCATCCGTAAGTTCGATGATTCCCTTATCCTCAAAAAACCCTACTGTATCTGATATTCCTGCTTGATATCCCGAACACCTACAAGCCCAGCATGCGGCCAACATTAAAACAATCTGTACTATATCATAAAATGTAAATGTTAAATTTTCCATTTCTTTTCCTTATAATTAAGTTTGAATTACATGATCTATTCCTATCACTCATCCAAAACATTATCTTCTTCATACACAAACCAATTCTCTTGTTTCTGACGAAGATTCTTGAATTGATTGTGCTCAATTAAAAACTTGGCAACTAAACTATTTTCCAAACCATAGGCTTCTAATTCCCAAGGTTGATCCCAATAGTTAACATCATCCTCATACCAATCTCCCCTCCAAACTGTTACGTATCTTGATTTAACATATTTGTCTTTCATCTCACCCTTTGCCATTTGTTTGAGATGAACCATCTCATGTGCAAGTACCGAGAACATATGTATCTTCTTTTTTGTTCTGCAAATGTCTATTTTAAAACTGCGAGGATTCGGCAAACCTTCCTCTTCAAAATCACAGAAACCTCCAGCGTCCAATCGATCATGTATTTTGATCTTTACCTGGATGTTCTTTTCTAGTTGTGGGGAAAGTAATTTATCAGCGAATGATTGTGCTGCTAATTTAAGTAACTTAGTTAATTCTCTATTTCTAGCTCCGTTTACACTTACTATCATAGAATCTCCTTGTTACTACAAATTATTTATATGTTTAGTATATACTAAATCTATACCTTCAATGATTTGATGTGATTCAAGTTTACTTATATCTTTTAATTCTTTGATGTTCATTGGAATAGGACTATCTATTTCTCTTATCGCAGAGTTAGCTTTTAATCTTAAATTGGTATCAGATAATTTAGTATTCTTTAGTGATTGCATACTATACCCTTATCTTTGAAAAGTCTCGTTTATTATCTCCGAAAATACCTTTTTGTCTGTCGTTCTCTTTAGGCGCATTATATTGGATATTGGAATCACTCAATCCCTTTTGCGCGGATTGTTCAAGATCATATAATTTCATCTTTGCTCTATCCACACCTATGACAAACCTCTTGTTTATTGTAGGATCGTTATATCTATTCTTTAATTGCTTAACCATCAACTGATTCATCTTTTCCATATCCTCTGTGGATATCAAAGCAAACATAAAGTCCACTGTCGCAGGCAAACCAAACGATTCAGAAGTATCTGTTAGTTCTACATCTGTGTTACCATAACCACCCCTAGTAGTCTGTGTAGCAGAAAGAATAGGAAGATTCTCTTCTACTGCCAACCCCCTAAGTTCCTCCGCAATAGACTTAATCAAAGTATAGGAATTAATATTAGCGCCGCCTTTGAATCTAGATGATGCGCAGATATTCAAATAATCAATTATAATGATATCTGGCTTAAACTGTTTCTTTAGTTGCAATTCATTTAACAATGCTTTAAAGTGTCCTGTATGTGCGCCAGTAGTAGGATATTCTTTAATGATTAAAGTTCCTTCTGTCTTTGCACGAATCTTTTCAATACGATTATCGAAAAGAGTCTTAGGAAGATCTTTCAGTTGATCCATAGTGATGTTCATTAAATTAGCATCAATACATTCCGCAATTCTTTCTTCAGCCATCTCTAAAGTAATATACAAAACATTTTTGCCCTGTGCCAATACCGAAGCTGCAACGTGACACATAAACAAAGACTTACCAACACCTGTTCCTGCCAAACAAACATTCAATGTCTTATTAGGCATTCCACCATTGGTAATTTTGTTAAAGTATTCTAAGTCAAACGGGACTCTTGATTCTACACGGTGATAGAATTCATATCGTTTATCTGCGCTTTCGATATAATCATGTCCGACATTATTGTCGAAGCACACTCCTAGCGCATCCTGCAAAAGCTGAGGAATACCATCTTCAGACCTTGCTGTGTCTCTGCCATCTATGATAGAAATAGATTGTAGAATAGCATTGTAGATTGCTTTGTCTTTACAGAACTTTTCTGTTTCTTTATACAGCCAATCTTTATTATGGTCTGTAGGTTCAAGCTCATGTATAAGTTCTACAACTTCCTTATACTGATCTTCGTTTAAGCTTTTATCATTTTGAGATGCAATAACCAACGCATCCTTTGTAGGTATTACATTATACTCATCTATAAAATTCTTAATCTTATCATAAACTATCTTTTCGTTGTTGTCAATAAAGTAATCCCGCTTTAAGAACGGGATCACTTTTCTCATAAACACATCATCATTCGCTAGGTTCTGTAGGATTACCTTCTCGATTTTCGTATACATCAATTGCCTTTTGTAAAATGTCTTGAATAATAAAATTTAGTGCTGCGTCAAAATTAGGCCCGCTAGCATCTTCAACAGATTTACCTTCTGGGGGTGAAACTACATTATAGTCTAACATCAATTCCTTTGAACCTTCTTTTTCATCCAGTTCATTAATAGCAAATGCGCAACCTGCAAATTCGCCATCTAGAATTTTTACACCCCATACTTCACTTTCTTCTGTTTTTAGAACCCATGGTTCATACTTCACTTGCATGCTCGAACTCCTCGCTTATATCTATATTTGCCATTTCTACGCCAACCATGTCAATGGATGCCATTTTATAGCGACCCTCAATATAATCCCGGAATGCTTTCGACTGAAGAATAGACATCCAGAATTCTTTTGTATATGTATCTTTGACACGATACTTTTTATCTTCTACTTCGCCGGTTTTCATATCTACTTTAGAATACCAACCATTAGATGGCTTAACAACAAACTTACCGTCAATTGCTACATCCAATAGACCAGACCAAGTACTAATACCACCTTCGAATGTTACTTCGATTGGGATCTTAGATTTTTCTCTTACGAATCTAGACTTCTCTACATTCACAATAAAGTTATAACCTACAACATCCGTGCCATCTTTTTCTTGTTGGCGACCGATAATAAAGATGTTATCTGCAGAATAATAAATGCCTGTTCCGCCAGATACAATCTGTTTAGGATATAAACCGATTTCTGAATAGGTATGATTAACAACAACCATTGGAATATCTTTAATAGTCAAATGAGGTGTGACCATTCTAAATAACGACTTCATCTGTTTAGCACGGGTCATATCTGCAACAGACTTACCTTCAAGTGCATCATCAACTTCTTTCTTAGATGCAAGATTGCCTACAGAGTCAATACAAATAAGAACATGATCGCCACGCTCGACATTGTTAATCTGACTCATGATATCAAACTTTAATTGCTCAATATCTGTTATAGGGGTATGTAATACCCTGCTTGTGTCAATCCCGAAACTATCGAAATAAGACTGAGGACTACCGAACTCAGAATCATAAAATAATAAAATAGCATCTTCATATTTTTCCAAATAAGCTTTCGCAAGTAATAATGAAAAGGCTGTCTTGAAGTGTTTAGAAGGTCCAGCAAAAACTGTTAAGCCTGGGGTCAAGCCACCTTCTAAACTTCCTGACAACGCCACATTGATCATAGGAACAGATGTTTGAATCATATCTTTCTTTTGAAAGAACTTGGATTTATTTAAAACTTCCGTTTCTTTGATCGTCGAATTTTTCTTCAATTTATCAAGTAATGACATAGTATCTCCTTATGTATATAGTATATTATAATGTATATTGCAGTATTTGTCAAGTAAAAAGATCAATCTGCAGATGCCGATGCGCCACACTTTGCTCTTTTATCTTTGGTTAATTTTCCAAAGTCAACAGGCCATTCTTTACCTGGTTGTATTTCCTTGCCATTGGGTGGAACACCAAATGCAATTTTTGCTTCTTTAACAATATCGGTAACACGTACTCTGTATTTTGTTAAATCGTTTCCTAAATTAGGATAAGGTGGAATATGTGGAAATTGCCATGCAGCATATTCATTTGTTTTACGATTGATTACAATCTTATAATATGCGTGAGGTACAATAACACCCGAACCAATTTTCTTATCTGTTATGTCGTTATAGATACCGCCACCGTAAATTGTAAATGGTGCATCTAATTGAACTGCCCATGCGCGCACAGATGTTTCTAATAATTTCCAAATGCCTCTGTTCAATGATCCTGCTTGGGGAACCATATTAGTCATAAGGAATGATTCATATTCAACTTGCTGATCCCAGCTTAAGTCTCCGTCAGGTGATACGTGACCCTTGTCATATCCTGTACCAGCATAGTCTCCTGGGACTGGGCCATCTTTAACAGATTTATCTGCAGCAAAAGCATTTGTTCTTGCAACACAACCAAGAGCATTCTTTGGCTCTAATGTATACGCTACATATGCAGGAATCTTTGCAGGTGCATCATATGCCACAAAATATGCTTGACGGCAAATAGGTGTATACTTTTTTGCACTATCGGCAAAACCGAATGGGCTATGTACCTTACATTGTTCTGGTGGTAATGGTTGACGCTGATCCCATGCTTGAGATCCTGTAGCAACTAATGCTACAAATAATGTTACTAATAATTTTTTCATCCGAATAATCCTTCTAGTGTTGCTTGAGGTTTAGCCGACCATCCTATTCCGTTTAATATCGTATTCATAGGTTCCAAGAATGACTTCTCGAACATAGTATCATAATCTGCAAATTTAAGCAGATCAAACTCAGGCGGTATAATAGTATTGAAAGCTATACAATTTTCACCGATAGTATTGGGTTCTTTTAAATATATGAACTTAATCTTATCGCCTTCTTTAATCTTTTCATATTTTTTACCTAAATCATATTTGTCCAAGTAAAAATTATATAATAGTGCACCTCTGACATGCATCGGTGTAGCCTGTTTATATATGGCTGCTCTATCTGTATATTTACCTATTCCGTTAACTCCTCGAGGAAAGGAAATCAATTCAGGTTTCATCTTTCTATATTCCGATTCAAACACCCTTATATAGTCTTGTAGTGTTTGTTCATCAGCTGTTAGTGCAAGTTTAACTGCTTTACGCAATCCATCTCTGATAGGCTCGGGTGTAGAAGACCTAACAATTTCTAATCCCATAACCTTTAACTTAGGTTCTGAATATTTAACCCCTTCGTTATTGTAGACATTTAAAGCATATCGTTTCTTCGCAACCCATACACCTGTTTCTGCGATTGCCTCTCGTTTAAAATAAATCTTCTTATCAAAAGCATTAGTATAATCTGCAATTTGATTACAACTTTTATTTAGAATCTCCTGAATCTTACCCTCACATATTTCATCAAGAATGTCCACAATCTTTTCTGGGTCTTTTCCTTTATAGAATTTTTCCACAAGAGGAGCAAAGGTAACATAACAAGAATCAGTATCAGAATAAAAGGAATAGCTATGATCCTTTGTTCCGCAAATTTTATTTAAGTATGCGTCGAGGTCTCTACCTACTTTCTGAATAATATACTGACCTGTTAGTGTGATACCTTCAGCAATGTTGGAATCATAAAATCTAAAATACTCATTAGCCCAGGCACCGAATAAAGAATTCATCTGAATCTTTCGAGCCATCTGAAAATTATTATACTTCGATATCTCTTTTTTCCAAATAGGATTCTTTGTTTTCTCATACTCGGCTTCTGCATCAAGCATCAGCTTCTTATACTGTTTTCTATCATTAAATAACTTTTGTACAATCTCAGGGAAGATGCCTTGTTTATCTCTTGTAAAACATCTGCCATTGGATGCCATACAATAATCCGATTCCTGCAAATCTGATAAGTCATCTTCTCCCTTAAGAAGATCTTTAATTTGTATGTCGAAGTGTTTAGGATTATTAACAAGTGTTTCTGGCGACATATTATACTGCATAATAATACTAGGATACAGACTTGTCGCATCGAATGATACTACCCAATTATACTTTCCAGGAATAGGTTCCTGTACATATGCTCCAGCAATTTGCCTACCAGGTTTGTCCTCACGCTGGTGGACAATAATATTTTTCTTGAGTAGTTGATTATATAGAATACAATCCCAGGTTCTTACTGCAGAGAAGATGTCAATGTAATTACATTTCGCATCATATGCCATTGTTAGGATCAGTTCAATTAACTTCATCTTATCCTCGAGTTGGTCAACAAGTTCTACGTCTCGAATATTATACTCGACAAACTTCTGCCAATCTTTTCTATAAAAATCTGAGAACGATCCATATTCCTCGTATGATAATTTTTCTTTACCTAGTTCTACCTTAGCAATATGATCTAACTTATAAGACTCTTGTGCATTATAAGTAAACTTTTTATACAAGTCCAAATAGTCTAGAATAGCAATACCCAATACTTCAAACGAAATATTTTCTTTCTTTAATTTTAGAATACGCTTTTCATTTACAACCTTCCACGGCGACAACTTCTTTAACGCATCCTCGCCTAAAATTTTAGCAATGCGATTACACAGATATGGGATATCGAAGAACTCTACATTCCATCCTGTAATAATATGAGGATGATCTTCAGCGATATATTCCAAGAACTCTTTTAGCAATTGTGTTTCATCTGCACAATAAACATACGTGTGGTTTGCACTAACAGGATTTGCCTTATTTAATCCAAAGGTTACAAGTTGTTTGGTTACATAGTCCTGCGTAGTTATCAACAGAACTTTCTCATTAGGATTAGAAACATCGGGGAATCCTAGTTCTGCAGTTGTCTCAATATCCAATGACCATATCTTCATTTGAGACATATCGAATTCTATGTCATCTTTAAATGCAGAAGATATGTATTGATATCCATAGTTTGTGTTTCCATATACAGGAAAGTTCTCAACTTCCTTATACTGTTGAACATATTCTTTAGCTTCATTTATACTGCCAAATTCGATTGGTGATAGATCTTGCCCATAAACAGATTTGAATTTGGATTCCTTTGGTGAATTAAAGTAAAGAGTAGGCTTAAAAGGAATTCTATCCTGTACTTTGTGGCCGTTATTTATCCCACGAACAAGGATACTGTTGCCATATTGGTTTACGCTAGTATAAAACTTCATTAAAATAAAACCTTAGTTATATAAATATATGTATGATTATATAGTAATCCCGTGAATTTGTCAATAGATAATAATTAAAAAGGACAATTCGCAGTGTTACTGTACACATCACGTGTTAGAAGAAAAGAGCAATGGATCCAATAACTCTATTTGCTCTCGCTAACGGCGCTGTGTCTGCAGTTAAAGCAGGATGCAAACTTTACAGGGATATAAAGGGTGCAGCCGGAGAAGTCAAAGATGTTCTAAAAGATCTTGACGACCAGTTCAGCAAATTACACCCCCCAGAAAAACCCGCGACAGTAGAACAACGTAATCAGTTTGTTAAAGAGAAAAATCGCGTAATAGAACTCAATAAACAATCAGGTGAAACTACTGGTATCTATACTGAGATCGGCAATCATCTTGGCGCTTACTATGATAACTATTACAAATGCATGGCTATTTTTGATGAAGAGGAGCGCCGTGCTAAAACAGAAGTATACGCGGGCGATTCTAGTTTAGGTAAAAGAGCATTACAAAGAGTTCTAATGAAAAAACAATTAGAACAAATGGGAACAGAATTGCGTGAAATAATGGTATATCAAAGTCCAAAAGAATTAGGTGCCTTACATACTGAAGTTGAAGAAATGATGGAAGTTATGGGCAAAGAACAAAAAATTCTTATTGCAAAACAAATGCAAGAAGACCATAAAAATTTAATTAAACGAAAAAGAAGATTAGCTATTGCCCGAGCACAAGCTGCCTGGGGAATAGGGGCGATTGTAATAACATTAGCATTTGGATTAATGATATCATTTGTTGTCGAAGATCGAATTAGAAAATATCCTCAGTTAGGCAACGGGTTTATTCCTAAATCCGAATCGCAACGACAAAAAGAATCTCAACCTCAAAAATACGTAGGAAGATAAAATGTTCAAAAGATTAGCAGAAGAATATGAATATTTGTGGAACTGGTTATTAGATAAGGGAACAGTTATTGCCCTTATAATTGTGAATGCATTTATGTTATTTTTTATTACCATTGCAATGATACTTGTGAAATTGTTTTCAGGCAAACATTAAAGGAGTTATATGGCTGAAGTAAAAACAGAAACAAAACCTCTATCTCGTTCTGAGCGAGAGGCGTTAATTAAAGATAAGGCAGGAATGGTGATTGTTGTTATGGCATTTTGTCTGGCAATTACTACATACTATGCTAGTAGTTTCAGTGGTGCTGTATTAAAGAATACATTAAAGGCAACTGATACATATGCTTTCTTTCAATCCAAATCAATTAAGCAAGCTATTGCTGAAGGACAAAGAGACGATTATGTTGCTCGCGGAGACAAAGCAAAAGCTGAAAAATTAGATGCCAAGATTGCTAGATATGAATCTGAACCTGACAAAGGCGAGGGTAAGAAAGAATTATTAGCTAAAGCCCAAGCCTACGAAAAGGCAAGAGATGAAGCTAGTAAACATACTCCTTGGTTAACTTTCGCCAGTATGGCATTTCAATTGGCAATTGTTTTATTATCTGCAAGTATTTTAGCAGTCAACAATAAGATGTATAAAGGTAGTTTGTACGTTGCTGTTGCTGGTATGGTACTATTGAGTCAAGGTATTTGGCTTTGGTTTTAACCTAATGGACAGCAATGCTTAGTAAAAAAACCTTATTGAGCATTGCTGCCTTTTCCGCGGCAGTTGCACCGTTGATAACAAATATAAATTTTGATTTTAAAATAGAAGTATCTTCAAAAGATAAGGTAGAAAAACCTTATACGGTTGTGGAAACTTCTTGCAACCTAACTAGTAAAAAAGCCTCAGACAATCTTTTAGTATGCGAGTATAAATGTGCTTCTGGAGATAAGGGTCCTATACAAAAGACCTATTATAACAGATCAGGATCCTGCCCCTCATCTATAACTGAACGGGTGAGACTAACTAAAAGAAATTAGTTCTGTACGATATTTAATGATGCGTGATTTGGAGACATAGAAGATTGCTCCGATAATATTTGAATACCCGATCCGAAAATAGATTGGTATTGATTGTAAACAGAATCTTCTAATTCCGCTTCCCAAATTACTGCTCTTTCATCTACTGTAATAGTATGATCTTTAGCGTAACCTGCGTATGGGATTAATGCCATAGAATGTTGATCGGGTGTTGACTTGGATGAAATCAACATAACAGCACATGGGCGTGTTACTTCAATCTTTGTTTCTGTATAGTTTAATTCTCCGATGATTTCTTCACCGGTAACAAGTTTAAGAATTTTAATCATTTTATTTCCTAATAAAAAGGGGACCGAAGTCCCCGTGTTTAACGACCCTTTAAACCGGTATCGCTTCTGTGCTTTTTGATTGCTTGAATTGCTTCAAGAATACTTAAAAAGAATTTCTTCATATCATACCTCTTCTTTGAAGGTTGCGCATTCTGTTGTCAAAGTCTACATAATCCACAGATTGTGCAAGATAAGATTCTATCTCATCCTGATATGATATTGTGAAAGTTCTTTTCACCCAATTCCAAAAATTGCTCATGTATGGCGTGTCAACCCCGCCGAGAGCTTCTAGTTCTTTTTGCATTTTTTACCTTTTGAGTAGTTTAAAATTACAGATCACGATCTTGTGGATCTTCTGTAAGTAATTGCTTTTTGCTCTTTGTTGTTTTTACTTCTGCCTCAGAATCCTTTACTTCAATTTTCTTTGGCTTCTTATGCTCAGGAATAATTTTTTCCAAGAATACTTTTAGCATACCATTCATCATGGCTGCATCTTTTACTTCGACTGTGTCTTCTAAAGCAAAAGATCTTGTGAATGCCCGATTAGCGATTCCTTTGAATAGGAATGCATCGTCGGCTTCGTCATTCTGTACGTTGCCTTTGATAATCATCTTACCATCAGCTAATTCAATTTCGATATCCTGTTTGGCAAAACCAGCAACAGCTAATTCGATAACGTAAGTGTTATCGCCTGTTTTCTTGATATTGTATGGGGGATAGTTTGGGATTGCTTTCGTCAGATCATCGTGCATCTTTGAAAGGCGATTGAATTGATCATCAAATCCTACAAAGAATTTGTCGAAATCTTTAGGTAGGTTGTTTAAAAAATATTGCATTTTGTGCTCCTTAAATAAGCGAGTTAATAATACTACCCCGAAGGCGTAGCGTTTGGCGAAGGTTTTTTACAAGGTTACCTTCTCCTTGTTCCCATCTCGGGGATTCTTTATTATATATTATTTAGTGCTAGTTGTCAATTTTTTCTTACCAATGTTATACTTTGTTTCAAGCATCCACTCATTTTTTTCTTTGTGGGATATAACTTTGATTTGAGAAAGCGGGGCATAATCCGTAAAGTAATCTGGATTACTAATTTTAACTAATCCCCAATCAACTAGTAATTTAGCAATAGTATTTCTTCTTTGTAAATCGTTATCTGATAGATCAGCGGTCTTTCCATCTAAGGCAAAGAGCTCTTTAAAATGAACTATAAAATAATGACCTTGTTTATGCAGTATATGGCAAGATTGGAATAGTATTTTATCTTTTCTAGAAGCCACACCTATCCGTGTTAGAGTTTCTCTTACCTTTAAAAAATCGTCGGGTTCTGCGAGTATTACTTCTAAGGGTTTATATCCCGGGAAGTCAATACTTATCATGTCAGTACTCATTCCTACCACCTTTTGTTATTTTTCTTTTCATATCGTCAATAATCTTGTCATCTACAAGCGGGAGTACTTGCTTAGCTTTTTCTGTGCTGTAGCCATAGTATTCTTTTATAACTTCCAAATCATTGATTTTCTCAGCCTTGATCCATTTATTGAATCTCTTCTTAGGCCTAATAATATTTATAAGAAAGTGAAATTGAAGGATCTTATCCAAATGAGGACGAGAGTTCATTTCATTGGCGGGGATTACTGTATCTGGTCCGTAGGATAATCCTTTATTAATGACCCAAGGGTTATACTGTTTCTCGGACCAATCGTCGACTATTAAATTTTCCTTACTATGATGTATTGCATTGATAAAATCAAAGGGGGATATTGCAGGAGCCTTATACGGAACTTCCTCTATTTTTGCGACAGGTTCTCCAAACAAACTCATAGCACCATCCTAATTAATCCAACGGTATCTATTGTAACTAACAATAAGTAGTTAGCCAACATACCAAATGATTTCCTAGTATAAGAAGCCCAAGCGTAGATAGCACAACCACAGATCCAGATAGGATACAGTATAAGTAAAGGAGGATTGGGAACCGTAAGTGCCATTGTGATAGAACACCCAATAGATATACCCCAAGCAAGACACTCCAACATAAACCTATTAGCGTTAGTGTGCCAGTCATCTCTTATCCATTCAAAAGTTGGTTTGACATAATTTATCATTTAAATTCTACCGCTGCCATAATCTCAGTTAGACATGCTACAAGATTAATTTCTTGATCTGCGCAGAATGCTGCCTTATACTGATAATCTGCAAGTAGTAAAATTAACTGCGGTACTTGTTTAACTTGATCTGTTAATGTATCGTATAATTTTCTAAAGATAGTCCCAGGGTCATTGTCAATATTATTTACAACCCATGTGCGCATCTTCTTCCAATCTCCATCCTTTAAAGAAGAGACTAGTTCTTGCATATTGGATTCGCCTAAATTAACAAAGATGCCTTCGTCAATTTTACCCGAGGCTGAGTATCTCTGCAATTCATTTAGAACACGTCTATAGTCAGGAAAATGCTTTTCGATTACCTTAGCAATTACTTTACCGTCAGCCTCAATCTTTTCGATAGACATAATCTCGGTAACACGTTTGAAGAATGCTGCCGCAATTTTAGGCTTATCTGCTTTAGGTAATTTAAATTCAATAACCGCAGTACGAGAATGAAGCGGAGGAATGATTCTATTCTTAAAGTTACAAGTAAGAATAAATCTACAATTAGATGAGAACTCTTCTATAAATGCTCTCAATGCAGGTTGTGTAGAGTTCGGATTAAGATAATCTGCCTCGTCTAAAATTACAACCTTAGGCTTACCACTGAATGATACAGTAGATGCAAACTGTTTAATCTTTGTACGAAGAACATCAATACCTGATTCTTCTGATCCGTTAATGATAATATAATCTGTTTCTAGTTCTTCACATAATGCTCGGGCAACTGTGGTCTTGCCCATACCTGCCCCACCGCATAATAGCATGTTCTGAATCTCACCCTTAGACAACATCTCATGAAAGATACGCTTTTGGTCTGCGGGTAAGATACAGTCTTCTAATTTGCGGGGGCGATATTTCTCAACCCATAAAAATTCATTTTCACGATAATCCATAATAACCTCATAATATTAATTTTTTTTCCACTTCATACCCAAAGACCAATAATTTAATTTCAAGCTGTTGTTGCATCTCGGACAGTATTAAGTTCGTTAATACGTTGCTCTAATACACTTATTGTTGTATTAAAATGTCCTGTGCCTTCCTCATTTGGTTTGTAATAATAACGCTTTAGAGTCTCTACTTCATTCTGAAGAACAGCAATATACTCACGTCTTGGTACATAAAAATTTTCTTGCATATTATACCACCGAATCAGGTTCCATTGCGATAAAATATCCTAATGGTTTTGTTGCGTGTTTAAATTGGAATGCTTTCTTTTTCGAGATTGTAACATTGTATGCATCCGGCACAATCTTAAAATTCTCTACTGCCATATGACAATCAAATGAATGTTCGCTCTTACCAATAATTTTCTTATAAGTATTTGCTGTGTCATTCTTTTTATCACCGATAGTCAATGTAACATTCTCGCCTTTGCTGGAGATTGTGATTGTTGGGGCACCTGTAATAGCCGCCGCTTTCATAATCATATTAACATCTTCTGCTGTCAATTTAAATTCATAGTGTGAATCTATTTCAATTTCCTTGGCAGGCGCTGCTACAATTACGTTCGGTGCAGAATAGAAGTATTCAAACTTGCCATTGTCTTTCGACATAGTTAAGCTCTTTTCTCCAAAATCTACAGTTTGACTTTCCATCAGTGTTAGCAAAGCTAACAAAGAATTCAAATCGTATACTGCAACTTCCTCCGGAAAGTCTTCAGCAACTTCTGCTCTCGCATAAATGTTTTTAGCTGTGCTAATTGTGGATAATACCTTACCTTTTCGGATTAGAATATTGCTATTAATACTAGCAAAATTCTTCAGGATATCAATTGTCTCTTTACTGATCTGCATTATTTAACTCCTTGGTTTCAATGTCATGTACATATAATAACATCATGCTATAGTGTAACACCTTTAGTATGTCTTGTCTATTCCTTCCGGCTTTCTTTCCGTATCTTTGAACATATTTCATTACGTTCCCTGCGGTAAATCCGACACCGTGACCATTATCAATTATAAATTCAGTTGCCTGAAATTTGTTCATCGAATAATGTTCGCCGTAAGTGGCGTCGATATATTCTTTCAACTCTGTTATAAGTTGTCCTTCATTATATTTGTAGTTTATTTCTTTCTCCATGGGTATCCATCCTTAAATTTCTTTTCCATCAATCCATTACCCCACCTAAAGAAGTCAGCCTTGACCGAATCTTCTCTATTACCAACTCTATAATTCAATGAATATATTCCATTGGTATCATACGTAAATTCGTGTTCACGTAATACTTGCATTATGATACGATCTACTTCAGGTTGATCGTCAGGATGTCTTGCTCTGCGATACCATAAAGGAGATATTTGAATTGCAATAGATGTAGGTAAAAAGTATGCACCTACATCTACAAAATATTCCTGTTCACTTAAGCATGTAGGCCATTTACCTAAGTTCTCACAATCATCAAGACAAACATACTTGCTATCTTTGTCCACAATTTTTCTTAATGAGAATGCCCAATCATTAGTTTCGCAAACTTTA